TCTGCCCGGCGTTCGTGCTTACTGCGCCGGTCAAGCGGGGCATATAGATTATAGAACGACCCGGTTATGCAGTGCCCGGCTTCGTGGGCCAGGCGGCAGCGGGCCTCTGCGGTGCTTTCCAAGCTCTGCTCGTCAAGTGCTATGTAATAATCATCGCCGATATTGGCAGACGCAGACTTGGCAGCGGGCATACTACCCAGATACACCTCTATGTTGTTTTGCTCGATTTCATCGAACAGGGACTCAGTTGTTGTCATTCTCTCTCTTTCTCTTATCTTTAATAAATTCTACAAATCCTTTAACTTCGTTCCACATCTCATCGGTGACTTCACCGTCACCGCCGAATAGAGCCACTTTGGCGATTTCCTCTTGATCGTCAGGAAATGGTGTGGCGCTTTCTTCCCAACCCATTAAATAATCGGGAGTTGTATTCAGCGCATTGGCGATTGCTTCAATCTTGCTTGATGGAATATTAGTAATAATACCGTTTTCGTATTTATGTATTGTTTGTTTTGTAGTGTGAATGCGAGCTGCCAATTCGTCTTGCGTTAGATTTTTGTCCAGCCGCATTTCTTTTATTCTTTGACCAATAGTCATTTATGGCACCTCCTTTTTCTAAATTATACAACGCACAGAGTAACCTGTCAAGAAATATTTTTCAAGAAAATTGCAAGAAATAACTTGACAAGTTACATTCACGGTGGTACAATGAGAGTAACCTGATAAGTTACGGAGGTGATAACATGCTGAACAGGGCGCTATTCAAAGCAGAATTGGTCAAGAACGGATACACATTTAAGTCGATGGCAAATGAGATCGGTATTTCAGAGCGGACATTTTCCACGAGGGTAAAAACCGGTGACTTCGGCTCTTCTGAGATTGACATTATGGTCGATCGTCTTCACATCAAGGACCCGAGACCTGTTTTTTTTGCTCAATTAGTAACCTGACAAGTTACTATCGGCCAGCCTTTAGATAAGCAGCAGGCAGCGGGGAAATATTTTTTCATTTCTCTTTCTTTCTTTTCTTTTTTGATTTCCCGCACGCCCGCCCACCCAACATCACATTTATCGCAGCGGGTGGTCTGCTGCTGATTTAAGGGCTGGCAAATAAAAAAAGACCAACTGCTGGCACAGTCGGTCAAAGGAGTTGATAGTCAAAAGGCATACACACATATCAACACCTATAGTATAGGCGTTGAGAGAGAAAAAGTCAAGGCATACGGACAATCCGGCCTTGCGTAATTCTTAATGAGGTGAACGAAATGAAGAAAGAACTGACCACCGTGATCATGGTTATGGTGGATGGCAAGGTTAAGCCCTTGGAGGACTTGACGGAAGAAGAACACAGCCGCATGCTGGCGGCGATGGCGCACCGGCTCACAGAGAGCATGAGCGACTACTACGCCCAGCACCCGGACGAAGTAAAGGAGTTGGCGAAGATATGACCAGACGAGAAAAGACAGGGATAGTGCTGGTGGTCACCGGATTTCTGCTGGTGCTGTTTGGCTGTTGTATGGTGGTGGACAACATCTATTGGTGGGTGTCTGTGGCAATCAGCGGCACAGGCTGCGCATTGATCGCCCTGGCGGTGTTCGTACTGCCTAAGGACGAGGACGAGGCCCGACAGGACAAGCAGCTGGTGGTTGAAGATGATAAGGATAGAGTGGTGCTGCTGGCGCCGCTGACAGATTTTGATGTGGCGTATCTACGCGCCTTAAAACTGGGAAAGGACAATGAAGATGAGTGAATATATTGATCTGGTGATTTTAACCAACGGCAATGTGTGCCGGGCCCCCGGGTTCAGCGAAATACGGTCCGGTTACAGAGTGGCCGTGCAGGGCTGTACATACGATGTGCTGGATGCTGTGTCTGTATCTGCGAGCGAGGCTCTGCTGACGCTGCCTAAGGCGTATGGGTTTGTTCGCCCGCTGAAGTATGACGAGGACGAGCAGGAGGAGAATGCCGATGTATGACAAAGAGGCGGGCGTGATCGCCTGTGACAGCTGCGACATGGCCATTGAGGGTTATGGTTTCTCCATCGGTGCGGGCAACGATGAGCCCAGCGGTAGCTACTGCTGGGAATGTGCTTGCGAGAAGCTGGAGCAGCTGCTGGACGAGAGCAACAAGGAAGCGACCATTGTGCGGCGCAGCGAAAACTGGCTTCGCAGCTGCTACGACCTGGGGGTGATCTGATGACCAGCGCAGAGATGGACAAGTTTGTGCAGGACTACGGCTTTTGCCCCCAAGACTGCGACCCGGAGGTGTGGGTAGAGGTTTGTATTGTATTGAATATAGATAAAGGAGAACGATATGGCGACACTGTATGAACTGACCGGCCAGGCAGCCCAGCTGATGGAGCTGCTGGAAGCCGGAGAGATTGACGAACAGACGGTCCAGGACACACTGGACAGCATGATGGTGCCGGAGAAGTTGGAGGACTACGGTATGGTGATCCGGCAGCTGACGGCGGATGTGGAGGACTACAAGCGAGAAAAGGACTTCTTCGCTGATAAACAGAGGCGGGCGGACAACGCCATTAAGCGGATGAAGATGACCCTGGCGGCGTACCTGGCTGCCACCCAGCAGGATAAGGTGCAGGCCGGACGGTTCGTGCTGACCAGTACCTCAAGCAAGTCGGTGGATGTGTTCAACCTGGCAGCGGTGCCGGCAGAATACATGCAGCCCCAGCCGCCCAAGGTGGACAAGCAGTCTATCCGCAATGCTCTGTTGGCAGGGGAGACGGTAGCCGGAGCGGCACTGATTGAGACCCCCGGCTGCGTGATCAAGTGAGGTGAGTGGAATGGAGAACATGAAGATATATGAGGCAGTACGCAATGTTCCTGCAAGCGCTAAGCGGGAGATTGCTTCAGGCCGTTTGAAGGGCAAGACGGATATTAACCCAATGTGGCGTATTAAGGCGCTGACGGAACAGTTTGGCCCTTGTGGTATCGGTTGGAAGGTAGAAGTCAACCGCACATGGCAAGATGTGGGTGCGGACGGTGTGGTGACCGTATATGTGCAGTTGCTGCTCTATGTGAAGTACAACGATGAATGGAGCGCCCCTATTCCGGGTATTGGCGGTTCCTCGTTGGTGGCTAAGGAGAGTAAAGGCCTGTACACCTCCGATGAGTGCTATAAGATGGCTTATACGGACGCTCTGTCTGTGTGCTGCAAGATGTTAGGGTTCGGTGCAGATGTGTACTGGGCAGCTGATCGGACAAAGTACCAGCAGGTGCAGCCCCAGGACATGAAGAAAGAACAGGCACGGCAGCAGGCAGCGGAGAAGATCAGCCCGGACCAGGTGGCTATTCTAAAAGAAAATGCAGAGAATGAGCGGGTCAAAAAGGCCTTGGCCTATTACAAGGTGAGCCGCATTGAAGATCTGACCCGGCACAAAGCTGATAAGATCTTCATGAAGCTGGGCCTATAAGATGAAAATCGAATTCAAAAAGGAAGAGTTGGTGCCCACTATGGCCAAGGTGGGGGCGTTCATAGGCTCCCTGGCAGAGCAAAAGGACTATGTACTGGAGATTAAGCCAAAGCCGAAACGCCGGAGCCTGGATGCCAACGCCTACATGTGGGCATTGATCGGCAAGCTGCAAGCGGAGTTGGCCAAGAATGACCCGCAGATCACCAAGGACGAGATCTACCGGGGCTATGTGCGGCAGTATGGCAAATCTGTGGAATATCAAATCCCGGACAGCGCCGTGAATGCCATGACGAAATCATGGGGGAGAAACGGCCTGGGCTGGACAGCGGAGAAAGTGGACGATGGGATCTATCCGCGCACCTCGCTGGTGCGCTTCTACTACGGCACCAGTTGCTACGGAACAAAGCGCATGGCCCGGCTCATAGACGCTGTGGTGCAGGACTGCAAAGCACTTGGCATTGAGACTATGACGCCGGCGGAGCTGGCGCAGCTGATGTCTGCTTGGGAGGAACGGAAACGGTGAAGAAAAGCATTATTCAGCCGGAAGAGCCCCGGCAGTGCTACCTATGCGGCTCTGTGCGGGCCCTGGAGCGACACCATGTATTCGGGGCATATAACAGAAGGAAAAGCGAGAAATACGGCTTGACGGTGCTCCTGTGCCATAATTGCCACAACGAGCCGCCGAGAGGTGCACACCACTGCAAGCAGACGATGGATTATTTACATCGGGTGGGGCAGCAGGCATTTGAAGATACCTACCCGGACAAGGACTTTATATCTATTTTTGGGAGGAATTATCTATGATTAACAGTGTTGTAATTATGGGTCGACTGACCTACGAACCGGAGCTGAGAGCCACGCCCAGCGGCGTCTTCGTTGTGCGGTTCCAGGTGGCTGTGGACCGCAGCTATCAGAAGGCAGGCGAGGATCGCAAGACGGACTTTATCGACTGCACCGCCTGGCGGCAGACGGCAGAATTTGTGTGCAAATACTTCCATAAAGGCTCCATGATCGCCGTGGAAGGTTCTTTGCAGACAGACAACTACACGGACCAGAACGGCGAGAAACGCAAGAGCGTGCAGCTGGTGGCCAGCCAGGTGTCCTTCTGCGGCTCAAAGGCAGAGAGTGGCGCGCAGACTGCAGCACCCGCACCGGACGCAGAGTTTGAGCCGATTGATGATGATGACGACCTGCCGTTTTAAGGAGTAGATATGAGCAATCAGGGTTGGGTGAAAGCCTACCGGCAACTGCTGGATTGGGAGTGGTACACCGATGTACCCACATTCAAGCTGTTCTTGCATTTATTGCTTATCGTCAACAGGGAGCCGCAGCAATGGCGAGGCCAAACGCTGAGCAGCGGCTCCGTGGTAACCTCCATCAGCGCTTTGGCAAGCGGTAGCGGGCTGTCAGATATGCAAGTGAGAACGGCGCTGAAACACTTGCAAAAAACTGGTGAGATTTCCAAGAATGTAACAAACAAAAATACCGTTATTATCCTGCGTAACTACGCCAAATATCAAGGGTCAGCAGACGATAGGCAACAAGCAGATAACAATCAAATAACAAACAAACAACAAACAGATAACAATCAAATAACAAGCGCTTTCTATAAACAAGAATGCAAGAATGAAAGAATAGAGAAGGGGAGAGAGCGCGCGAGCGCGTGCACGCCCGCAAAATTATATGGCGAGTTTAAGAATGTGCGATTAACCGACGAGGAATATGCGAAGCTGAAAAAACAATTCCCACTTGATTGGCAGCGGTTAATCAAGAACTTGTCCTTCCACATTCACAACACCCACAAGACCTATTACGACCACTTCTCTGTTTTGGAAAAGTGGGGCGCAGAGGACAGGAAGAACAGCGGGGCGTTGCAAAGCCCGCCGTCTTACGACCTGGAGCAGATCAAGCGGGACACCATGAACAACACAGACATCAAGTTTTAGGAGGAGCCTATGGAATTGAACCAACTGACACCACGGCAGGCGTTGATCTATGACGCACTGATCCCGCCCGGCATGCCGGTGAGGGGCAAAGAGCTGGCGCGGCGGACGCGCATTAGCGAGCGGGATCTGAGATCGGAGCGCAAGGCCATGCAGGAACAGGGCGTGCCCATCGTCACCGGTGACTTTGGGTACATGCTGGTGGATGAGAACAATCCGGAGCCGCTGCTGCGGTACGCAAAGCGGCTGAACGCTCACGGCGATGAAGAGCTGGCCACGGCAGCAATGGCCCAGCAGATCTATGAAAGGCTGGTGACAGCAAGATGATGGTATGGTTGACGATACCGGGAGAGCCCCAGGGTAAGGGCCGGCACCGGGCGGTACGCCGAGGGGATCAGATCGCTACATACACGCCCAGAAAGACCAAAGACTACGAGGATGAGGTGCAGTTCTGCTACCGGCAGGCATACGGTGACCGGATGGCCTTTGCTGTTGATGAGCCGATCAGCGCAACGATCATTGCAGCGTTTGGCATTCCCAAGAGCACCAGCAAAAGGCGCAAGGTGGAGATGATGGCCGGCAGTGTGCTGCCCACAAAAAAGCCGGACACGGACAACATCGCCAAGATCATGCTGGACGCATTGAACGGCCTGGCCTACCCGGATGACAAGCAGGTGGTGGAGTTGCAAGTGCTCAAGACCTATGACTTGGATGGCTATGTGGAGGTCGAGCTGACACCCTGGAGGGCAAGATGATAGAACAGTGTGCACTGTATGTGCCATGCAGCCGCTGCCGGTATGGCCGCAATCTTGGTTACGGCGAATACGAATGCCGGGAACGCTTGGCACCGGACGGCAAGGCCATACACGACAAGAACCATATCTGCGGCAAAGGGAGAGAGAAAGAATGGACAGACAAAAAGAAAGGATAGCGATTGAGAGGCTTCGCGCGTTTGAGACCAGCGAGAAACCTTACTGCCTTTGTTACAGCGGAGGAAAAGATAGCGACTGCATTCGCATTCTCGCCGCCTTGGCAGGGGTGAAACACGAAATTCATCACAACTTGACCACCGTTGACGCTCCGGAGACTGTCCAATATGTAAAAACCATTCATGATGTAATTATTGATCGTCCGAAGCTGTCAATGTGGAGATTGATCGAGAATAAAAAATATCCACCAACAAGAATTTCTCGCTACTGTTGTTCAGAACTCAAAGAGAGAGGCGGAAAAGGCCAGATAAAAATAACAGGTGTACGCTGGGCGGAGTCTTTGGCGAGAAAGCAAAACGGTGGCGTTGTCAAGATAATTGGCAAGCCGAAATCAACAATGGCTCTGGCTGAGGATCTGCAAGCGGAGTATGAAGAGACTCCAAAGGGAGGGATTGTCCTAAACACGGACAACGACGAAAGCCGCAGGTTGGTTGAACACTGCTATAGAACGACATCAACGATGGTTAACCCCATTATTGATTGGACAGACGATGATGTATGGGCGTTCTTGGGGCATTATGGCTGTAAGTCGAATCCGCTATATCAATGCGGAAACAAAAGGATTGGTTGCATTGGTTGTCCAATGCAGGGCGGAAATGGAATGAAAAAAGATCTCATCGGATACCCAAAGTACCGTGACAACTATTTGCGTGCATTCGAGAGAATGCTTGAAGCGAGAGACAAAGCTGGACTTGACAATCGTGATAGTTGGAACAGTCCAGAAGATGTGATGATGTGGTGGGTCGGAGACGACCCACGGCAAGTCCGATTTGAAACACCAGAATATCTAAAGTGATTGAAAGGAGAAAGGCAAATGAAATTTGATCAAGCGCTTTTATATTTCAAGCGCAGGAGAAACAAAGCGAAACTCGTGGAGGAAGAGTGTGCGATTGCTGCGCTCGAGAAGCAAATACCAAAAAAAATTGAGATCCTTGGAAGCACCGACAGCATTCTCGGAATGCGAGAATATTGCTGCCCTCACTGCGGCCAGCTTATGGCTAAACTTTACGATTTCGAGATTTATGTGTGCGTAAAGGGGGATTATTGTTACAACTGCGGTCAAGCGTTGGATTGGAACGTAGAGGAGAAAAAAGAATGACAAATTACGAGCGAATAAAAAATATGAGCATTGATGAAATGGCAAATGAAATCAATCACATAGGCAATGTTCCTTGCTATCCTTGCAATGACAGAAGATGTACAGGAGATAGCGGTAATTTTATCAAGTGTTGCAAAGGTATAAAAGAGTGGCTTAATAGTGAGGTCGGAGAATGACAAACTACGAAAAAATCAAAAACATGACCGTTTATGAATTAGCGAAATTTATAAATGACGGTATATCAAGTGACCCGTGCGATTATTGCATTTGTGAAAAAGACCATTGTCACGGTTTTTATTGTGTTGAAGGAGATGGCTTTGATGCGATTGTCGAATGGCTTAATAGTGAGGTGAAAGAATGAGGACAGAAAATAAAGTGTTTTTTT